CTACAAGCAGCGCTGTCAGCGATGACGACGCCGCCTAAGGTGAGCCAAATTGGAGCCGGTGATGCTGATCCTCGTCTAGAGACAGCACCACCCGAACAGGTTTTTCCCCCGGCGCCCGACAAAGCACCGAGCGTGGCGGCCGAAAAGCCGGTGCAGAAAGAAGAGAAGGATTCGGCGGCTCAATCTCCGCCGAAGGCCGCTCGACCCCCGCTTACAGCGGAAGAGAAGAAGGCAAAGCGAAAAGCCGCTACAGCGCGAGCCAAGCTCCGAAAGGCAGCGAAAGCCCAAACTGGCGCGCCCGAAACTCCTCAGTTGCAAGATCCCGAAACAAAGCGCGACTCGAAACGTCAAGCGAAGTTGGAGGGAGTCACCCGATTCAAGATGACACCAGAGCTGGAAACACTCAAGTGGAGTCCGAAGCGAGTCGACAAGAAAGGTCAGAGCTTCCAGTCAGTGCGATTGGAGAGTGGAGCAACCCTGCTGAGATACGAGGACGACACAGTGATCCTCTTACCGAAGCCTTTACCAAGGGAGCTTCCATTGGCCCCTTCATTGTCAGTGCTGAATGCGAGCGCGATCTCAAACACCCCACCACTCAGTGGGTTGAGCAACCCGACTGTCCAGTCGATTGGATCAACACCTCCAGTGGTTTTGCAAAGCCAGACACCTCCTCAAGAGGCGAAAAACTAAGCTTCCTCTCTCAAGTTCCCAAAAATTTTAACACCTCGGCCCCGCCTTCTGGAAAATTCGTGAAGGCTGCCTTGGACACTGTTGAAGGTTTGTATACTAAAGCTAGATGGTTTGCTCTTTTTGATGTTTTTCCTACTGTAAAACAATGTCGTGAATTGTGTTTAGATTTATTGCTTTTGATTGATCCCAAATCATCACCTGGATACCCTTACATCTGGCAAGGAGTGACCTCTAACCAGCAGGTGATTGATTCTGATTCGCTCACAGATCAGGTTTGTACAGAGTTTGTTTATCTCATGGACTTTTTGCGTCGTGGCGAGCAATTGCCACCTCCCACTGTCCGACTCTTTGTCAAGCCTGAACCGCACAAGATTGAAAAGATCCAAGAGGGGCGTTTACGCTTAATCTGGGCCATGCCTTTGGCTTATCAACTAATCCACAGGTTCTTTTTTGGCCCTTCCCTCGCCGCTGAACTCGCAAATTTTGAGGATATTCCAACGAAAGTCGGGATGGCCTGGGTTCGCGGTGGAGCCCATCGTGTTTACAAGTCCTTAGACGATGGGAGTGACGAAATTGCTGATGTTGATAAGAGATCTTGGGACTTGAGTGTTCCTGCGTGGCTGATCCAAATGGACTGTGAGGTCCGTTGGCGGCTGTGCTTGAACCCGAACCCCATCTGGGAGCATTGCCTGCGGGCCTGCTACCAATCTCTTTTGGTTTCGCGAGTTATTTTTTCTGATGGCACTATCCTAGTCCAGGATGTGAGCCTACCTGGCATCGTTCGATCTGGATCAATGATCACGATTTCAGGAAATTCGCGAATGCAAGTAATTTTGAAAGTACTATTCTGTGTTGAAGAGCACAAGATCTACGATCCTGTGCGCCACAAACTCATTGCGATAGGAGATGACACGCTAGAACGAATGCGTGGAGTTCCGGTCGCTCAGTATCAGGACTGGCTTAAGCCTTATGGTTTCAAGTGCAAGGAGATTTCGCTTGGTAGCATGAGCACGCGAGTGTTCTGTTCCCACGGCTTCAAGCAGCATAAGGGGATCATGGTGCCTGTGCCACAAAACTGGGAGAAGCACTGTTACATGCTGACTAGGAAAGAGCGCAAGAAGTTGCAATTTTATCCTGAACAGTTGCTCTCTATGATGCTGGAATATTGCTTTGTGGATGACAAATTCAAACAATTGCAGAAAGAGATGGCGCGTGTCAAACCTGACTACTGCTATTCCCAGCAAATGTTTCAGAATCTTATGTTAGGCCTCGAGAGTGAACCGCTTTTGCCTGCCATCTCAGATGACACGCTTATACAATTAGCGCATGACCCTCTTTGCCGACCCTTGGTTTCTGTTGTCACCCACTCCAAAGCTGACGCCATGCCGTTTTTATTAAGGTTAGTTAATGTAGAGCTGAATCCGGGACCCCGTTTTTGGCAGCTTTGCGTTCTCTTTGCCTTCTTCTTTGTTTCTGTTTCCGCAACATACAAAGATTTTATGGTGTCCGCTGATGGCACGTGTTTCCGTGCAAACGTGTACGTTGCAGAAACGGAAGGCCTTAAAAACCTACTGTTCCACAAAGAATCCGGTTACTCTGAACCTCCAAGAATTCTCGATCCTCTCCTTCGGCCACTCGCAAGAGCGTTCGATTCTGACATATCTAAGTCTCTCGGAAGTATCATACCTCGAAATATCGGGTCCTTTTTTATTCCTTCAAGGTTCAACAACACTCAGCACGAACAAAAACGGGAAACCTCAATTGTTATGCCCAAGCACAACGGAAAATCGAAAGCGTCCCTCCGCAAGCAGGGCGCTGCGAAAGCAAAGCGGATCATCAAAACGATTGCCAAGACAGAAGCGAAAGCTATTGTCAAGGCTGTCTCGCATTCTGGTCCGCGCCAGAAGAAGATGAAGCGTGGTGGAGCCAAGCTGGCTTTCCTCCATGCGAATCGATTCAACATGGATACTGCTCGTTTTGGCGGGCGCGATCTTGTTGCGAAGATTGTTTTGAGTGCCGCGGCGGCGACTTCCACGACTGGTAAGGACGCTGCTCGCACTGTGCTCTACAGCACACAAATTCGGCCTTCAATCATGATTCCGAACGTGCGGCTCGCGCGCTTGATGTCGTTATTCCTTAAGTGGAAACTGCTCAAAGCGCGCTTCACTTTTAAGAGCTCTCTGCCACCTGGTTCAAACGCTGGCACCCTGCTCTTTGTCCACGAACCCGATCCGAACGAAGTGATTCCCACGCAGTACGCGGCTCCAACCGCTGGCACCCTTTCTAATTACGACTCGCACTCCGTGAAGTCGTTGGTGCCTATGGCGAAGGCTCCGACTGATTTCAAAGGTGAGTTCTCAGACTACCTTGATCTTGCACCCCGCCTTGCAAAAGGTCCGAGTGGTGGTTACTTCATGGTTGACCCTGAAAACGTCGCTACTGCTGTTGAGAATTCAATGGGCCAGTTTGCGATCTTTGTCCAAGATGCTCACAACATTTTGGGCGCTAGCGCATACTTGCCCACCCAGCAATATGAGATTGGCTCTTTGTTCTTCGAGTATGACATTGAAGTTCAAACTGCCTCAGACAATTCCAACTTGGCAGCTGGTTACTCTGCCATTGAGTGTGTGACCCCCATTGGCACAAAATACAACGCGATGACCAGTGCGATTCCGACTGCTGCTTTCACAACCAATCCACCGATTTCCAACTTTCCTAGCACGCAAACTGTTTCACCCAACTTTTATTACTTGGGTGGCCAGAATGGCGTGACTGTCTCTTGGCAATATGATGGCACGAAAGCTTATCTTGGTTTCACCGAATCTGGCGTTTATTTTGTTCACATTTCCAACGCTGTGGACACACCTGCCGATTTCGGCACAGCAAACTCAGGGTGGAACACGATTGGGCATCATGCCATCACAGGGTCGCAAGGCTCTGTGTTGCACACGCACACAACATATTCCAATTCCACAAGCGCTGCCTCAGGCAACGGCCCTTCCGTTTTTGCTACGGTTGACTGTGAGGACCCTGAGCTTGATTTTTTTGAATTTGTTTGGAACGTCGGAACGGGTGGCTCTTCCACCGTCACATCGAGCGGTGGCGCCTCTGAACTGCGTGTTGTTGCTCTTCCTCCTGAAGCGACATTCTTAATTCGCAAGCAGTTGAGACAGCAACGCGCCGAAGAAAAAGCACTTGAGGACACCAAGCCCAAACTTGAAGCGATGTTCGCGGAATTTCTCCGCAAGTCTGGCGTCGATTTGCCTGCACAGACTCTTTTGTCAGGCAAAAGCGAACAACGCAGCGATGAACTTCTCTCGCGATCAATTGCGGACTTGGCTGACCTCGGCGAAGTCAAGCAACCTGAGCTACCACCGCACAAGAGCCAGTCTCTTCGAGCAGTTGGTGGCAGCGGGTGGCTCAAAATCCGAGGAGACAGTGGAGGTGAACAATCAGCTGTTCAACTCCCTCAAAGGGTTCCTGACAAGCCGGAACGACCAACTGACGGACGCGAAACATCTCGCGTTCGAGACGGCGATCGACCAGCTGCTCGCGAACCTGTCCCCGCCCGAGCGCAAAGCCTCAAAGCTTGAGCTGGAGCATCCGCTCTCGCTCAAGCCTGATGACAAGCGCTGAAACGCTAGGTTCTACCACTCTTCCTTAATAGAGGGTGCGGTATACTTCTTTTCGCAAAAAGGAACAAAAATCACAAAACTTAAAAAACAAACAAAAAGTGAAAATACCAAAATAAGGTTAGGCTTTCGAAAAACCGCTTTACCAGAAAAGTCACAAAAAGTTTGAATAAAGGTTGCGTGTTGGTTTGTGTTTTAAAATTTCAAAAACCATAAAAAGTTTCAAAGAACAAAACTGGATTTGTACCAGGGGCTCCTCTCCACTATTCGCATGTCGATTGTGGGATATGAGTTTGGTAGTTCCATGCCGTGCATCGCATATGAGTCCTGGGGAGGATGATTGTTGCACAGATCCCAGAGAGG